CAAGAGGAAAAAATTAAACAGATGAAAAAAGACATAGAAAAAAATGAATCTGTAATGTTTAAAAAGTTCTCAGGCATACATTCTAGAATGGAGAAAAACGAGGAGAAAACAAAAGAGACAAACGACATCTTTAACAAAGAAATAAACGAGGTTAAAATAGGCATCTCTACTATTAACGGAAAGTTAGACATTCTAATAAACAACAATGTATAGATTTAGCAAAAGAAGCAGGGAAAGAATAAAGGACATTAATCCTATTCTAATAAAGATACTAGAGGAAGCTATTAAGACCTCTCCTTATGACTTTGGCATACCTAGGGATGGAGGCTTTAGAACCTATCGCAGACAAGAGGAACTATACGCTAGAGGTAGAACTACAGAGCAACTAATCGAAAAGGGTATTGTAGGTATAGAGGGCAGACCTGACAAAAGCCGTATTACATGGACACTTAAAAGCCTGCACATGACAGGCAACGCATTTGATATCTATGCTTATGTAGATGGAGCTTCATGGGATATGAAGTACCTAGAACCAATAGCTAGACATTTAATAAAAGTAGCCTCTGACTATGGCATAATTCTTAATTGGGGTTATGACTTATGGAAAAAAGATGGCGCACACTTTCAAATAAACTAAAAAAAGAAACATGAAACGATTATTCAAAGATGGGATAGTAACTACAATGATGGGATTAACTATTCTAACAATAGCTGTATCTCTATACATAAGCAAACACCACACAGAAACAGAAGCAGGAGCAGTAGCTGCACTAGGTTTATTGTTACTAAGGTCTAAAGATTCGTTAATAGGCTTGAATAGGAAATGAGAATACTACTCCTTTGTATATTCTTTATATCATGTTCTCCACAAAATAGACTTAATCGTAAAGTAAAGAGAGCAGAGAACTATGCTTATAAACATGGGCTAGTTATTAAAGATACTATAAAGGTTATTGATACAGTTATAGTAGAAAGCTACATTCACGACACTACAAGCACGATAATAAGGCACGATAGTATTATTGTAGTGAACAATGAGAAAGTCTTTTTAAGGTACTTTTACGACACCCTGAGACAAGAGATTTATCACGAGGTAGAGTGCAAAGGAGACACTATTGTAAAAGAGGTAATAGTGCCAGTTGACAAGATTAAAGTAATTGAAAAAGACAATAGGTTTAACATTATTCTAATAGTCTTACTATCTGCTTTGTTCTTTGTTGTTTTAAGGCGAAATTATGTAGCTTAAAATTTAGTATATTTACGCAAATTAAAAAACTATGCAGCACAGAAATACTAAAAGACTAAGACTAAAAGATGATGAGTTCGACTTAATCCAAAACTACAGAAGGATAAAAGAGGAGAGCATTGCAGCAGGTATTAATCCCGATGATGTAAAACATGGGTGGCTCAAGACAGATAATAGTAGTTTATTCTTTAAGAACCCAAATTTTAAAACAGAAGAAAAGAACAAGTTTGCAGAGGACTTAATTAAAGAGCTTGAGCAATACTCTCCTAAGTATCCAACTATAAAACGAAGCAAGTCAAAGGATGGGCATTTATTAGTAATAGATATAGCCGACCTACATATAAACAAGTACGCAGAAGCTCATTTAACAGGAGCAGACTATAATAGTAAGATAGCAGTAGAAAGAGCAATAGAAGGAACTAAAGGACTAATACAAAAGGCATCAGGCTTTAACATTGAAAAGGTTGTATTTGTAATAGGTAACGATGTACTTAATACGGATAACCTCAGCAAGTCAACTACTAAATTTACTCCACAGGACACAGATGTAAATTGGTTTAAAGCGTTCAACATAGCAAAGGACTGTTATATAAGATGCATAGAGTTATGTATGCAGGTTGCAGATGTTGATATAATACATTGCCCTAGTAACCATGATGAAATGAGCGGTTGTCTTTTAGCTTCTGTATTGTCTGCATGGTTTAGAAAGAGTAAAAATATCACATTCGACATAAGCCCAAAGTATAGAAAGTATTACCAGTTTCACAATTCAATGCTAGAGTTTGAGCATGGACACAAAGGTAAAATGGCAAACCTACCTTTACAAATGGCTAACGAGCAGCCTCAGATGTGGGCGGATACTAAATTTAGATATGCTTATTTGCATCATGTACACCATCAAGACAAAACACAGTTTAAAAGTGGTAAGGACTTTACAGGCTGCAATGTAACCTATTTACGTTCGCCTAGCTCAGCAGATTTGTGGCACGCAGAAAGCGGATATAGTAACATGGTAGCTGTAGAGGGTTTTCTACATTCTAAAGACATGGGTAGAGTTTCACATATAACACATTATTTTTAATGACACGCATCGAACTATCTGACAACGAAATAGAGTATAGTACTTACTTTCCTATTGCAGACCCTCACGATATTATGTATAGCTTTGAGGAGATGGTGCGAATGTACACCAAAGCAGATATAGAAGTTGATAACTATATAATAGAGAGAGCAAAAGAAATAAAGATTAAAAACAGTAACTAAAAAAATAGTATTATATTTGCACATTCGTAGTTTAGTTTAGTTTGGAAAGAGAGTTAACATTTATTTGTTAGCTCTTTTTTTTGTGCCTAATTAAAAATAATTGCTTCAAAATTTTTTTATTCGAAAAGTTATATATAATATTGTTGAAAACTTTTAAACTATAAAACTATGAAACACGATTTAGATTTAACAATTAATTTAAGCAGGGAAGATGCTTGGATAACTTTTATGGATGAGAAATGGGAAACTATTTGGCATCCAATAACGATGAATGGGAAGCACTTACCTTGGGATAGTCATTTTATAATGGAGATAGCTAGAGAAAGATTTTCACATAGAACATTTGGCATAGCTCCTACCTCTCAAATGATAATGAATAACGCAACTAGAGATAATATTTAAAACTATAACACTATGGAAACATCATTTAACAAAATTTGCAAAAGTATTGCAACACTAAAAACAGAATCTCAATGTGAATCTATTGAGGCAATGATTAAAACCTTCAAAGAAAAGTATAAGCAAGAAGGACACGAGTATTCTTACATATTGGTAGGAGCTTTATTAATGGCTAAACAAATAAAATTTAACTAATGAAACGAAAACTAACACATTCACTTTGCGAGATGCAAAAAGTAAACACAGACCTTTATGAAGTATTTACTACAGACTTTTGGGATAACGGTACTCACACAATAAAAGACATCTCACACCACGCGACAGAGCGCGAAGCAATAGAACAGAAATTAATAAACAAACATAAAAACTTAAACAAATGAAAACACTACTAAAAGCATTATCGGAATTTCAGAATGAAGTACCAACAATCCACGAGGAAACAAAAGGTTTCAATTATACCTACTCAAACCTCAACTCAATTTTCAAAGTAATTAAACCACTACTCAATAAACATGGCTTAGGGTTCTACCAAAACTTAGACGCACGTAGTTTAGTTACTACAGTTTACCATGTAGAAAGCGGAGAGCAAATACAAAGCAGCTCAGACATTCCACAAGTAACTTTAAAAGGAATGAACGACTACCAAACTTTGGGAAGTGGAATAACCTACTTAAGACGCTACAGCCTTTCAACTATTTTAGGGCTTATCACAGACAAGGATGTAGATGCCTGCGGAACTCAAGAACCTAAGCCAGTAGGCAAAGTAACATTTACAGCTAAACACGCACAAGGCGAAAAGTTAAAAGGTACAGAAGCAGAGGAGCTAAAAGAAAAGTATATTATTACAGATGCTCAGATAGTAAAGTATAACGAACTAAAAGCTAAGTAATGGAAACTATTTTAAGAACTGAACTGGAAACAGCAGACAAAAGAATCATTGTCTTAGAAAGCACAATAGAAACTTATAAGCGTATTGTATCTGCTTTAGACGAACGTATAGAACTAATGGAGAAAAGCCATAAATTTGAATTAGAAAACTATTACACTAAAAACAAATAACTATGAAAATAAGAAGCAGCGCACTAGGTAAGATAATGACAAACCCTAGAAAGAAAACAGAAACATTGTCAGCAGGGTGTAAAACGTACATTAAGGAACTTGTAAAAGAAGATTTATTCGGGTACAAGTCCACAATAGATAGTAAATACTTAACCAAAGGAATAGACATGGAGGATACCTCTATCGACCTTTATAACGAGGTGCACAGTACTTTATACCTAAAGAACACAGAACGTCTCTCTAATGAGTTTATAACTGGCGAGTGCGACATAAACGCAGAGGATAAAATAATCGACATAAAAAGCTCATGGAGTTTGGAGACATTTCCTGCAAGCCCTGAGGATGTATCCAATAAAGACTATGAATGGCAACTTAGAGCTTATATGTGGCTTTACGATAAGCCTAAAGCAGAACTTGCCTACTGCATGGTTAGTACTCCAGACTACTTATTAAAAGAATGGGATAATTGGGATATACACAAAGTAGATAAACACGACCCATTCCTAAGAGTTACTACTATTAGTTTTGAACGTGATACAGATAAAGAGCAGGAGATAATGGAGCGAGTAATTCAATGCGGTAAGTTCTACAATGAGTACAGAGATTCGATACTAAACAAACAACTAATACTAGACTAATGAGAAAAGAGGACAGATTTAAACCCTACATTTATAAAGTCTACAATAGTAGAGGTAATTTAGAGGAGTATAGTAGGTATTACTACACTAAAAAAGAAGCTGTAGACTGGTACAATACTCAGGGCAAATGGCTAGAGAAACACTTTAACAGAGAACTAATTTTAATAGACACAGATATAAACTTATTTACTTATGTACCAAGCACACTACTTAACAGATAAAGGAATCAAAAAATATTTAAGAACAGTAGATGAGGAAGTCTACAGAAAACATAAACAAATGTATTTAAACCACGACAAGCATATAGAAAATATATGCAGAATAGTATTCGCTTATTTTGATGTGCCACTAGAAAAGATAAAAGTAAAGAACAGACAAGCTCAGATAATAAGAGCTAAGCAATTTACAGCGTATTTTCTTAGGCGAGAAGTTAGGAGAATAACACTAACCGAAATAGGTCAAGTATTTGACTTAGACCATGCAACAGCTTTGCATTCTATTAGTAAGATAAAAGGACTAATAGAAATAGACAAAGAGTACAGGAACTATCATAACGAGCTTTGCAGTAAGTTAATGGAGCTATATCGATAAAATTTAGTATATTTGTAAAACAATTTAAAAACAATAAATTATGGAATTAGAAGTAAAAGGAACAATAAAAGTAATTATGGACTTAAAAACTTTCGATAGTGGTTTTACTAAACGAGAGTTCGTAATTACGACACAAGACAAATATCCTCAAGACGTAAAGTTTGAAGTAACAAAAGAGAAAGCAACTGATTTTGAAACCTACAATAATGTAGGGGATGAGGTAAAAGTAAAATTTAATCTAAGAGGGAACTTTCATGAACCGACAAACAATTATTTTAACAATCTCCATGCTTGGAGAATCGAGAAAAACAATGCACAGACTACAGAGAAAGAAGCTGTACAGACTGAGGCAGAAGATGACTTACCCTTTTAAAAAGGTAATAGATTTATTTTTAAGCAACGGATATAAAATAAAATAGCTATATTTGTACAACTAAAAAATAATATTACAATAGGTAGTATAGGTTAGAGTGAAAGCTAACGAAATACAATTAATTTAAACCGATTTGACGAGGGGTGTCTTTCACTTTAGCCCTGAGTCAGTCGGTTTTTTTATGAATTAAATTTTACTGGTTTTTAGAAAACCTTTATACATTATGGCAAATACAAAGCTAACTTTTTTAGGTAGTGGACACTCAGAAGGACATGAGATGCAATGCTACTTAAATATAAATAATGATATATATATTGTTATTGAGGAAGAAAATAGTTCTCCTGTTCACATTACACTAGATAAACCTACTGCAATTAAATTTGCAAAGACTCTAAGAACTGAAATAAATAAAATACAAAAGGAGGGTTCTGATGAATAGTTACGACCTTAGTAGAAACTTTTGGAATTGGGCTTTTGATAATCCTGAGAAAATAAGCCCTAACCACGCAGCAGTTTACTTTTTTGCTATTGAACATTGCAACCGTTTAGGATGGAAAAAAAAGTTTGGTTTTCCTAGTCAAATGACAATGGATGCAATAGGTATTAAGAAGCATTCGACTTACATAAGATATTTTAACGATTTAGTAGAATTTGGATTCTTTGAGTTAATACAGAAGTCTATGAATCAATATTCTAGTAATATAATTAGCTTAACGAATGCTTTGCCAAAAAAGGGAGTAGCAATGGACAAAGCAATAGTAAAGCATAGGGAAAAGCAAAAGGAGTATAAACAAACAAATAAACAAGTAAACAATATAACAGAGCGAAAACAAAGTTTCCGACAAAGCATAGCATCTTTTAATAAAGCTAATCCTAATAAATACCCTAAACAACTCTATGTAGATTTTGAAAGTTACTGGAGCGAACATGGAGAGAATGATATTAAAATGAGATTTGAAAAGCAAACAAGTTTTAGTATCAACAGAAGATTAGCTACATGGTTTAAGAATGACTTTAACGATTCTTACAAACCAAAGAAAGATAAAGTAGTAATAGACCCTAACGAATACTTAAATAGATGATATTAGAAAACAACTCAGGTAAAAAGTATTTAAATTCTATTAGGGATGGAAGTTTTAAACTAGGTTTAGAAATAGGAGCTCCTCTGGATTCTCATCTAAGGTACAAACAAGGTACTTTTAATGTAATGGCAGGTCATGCGAACGTAGGAAAGACTAAATTTATACTCTATTATTATTTATGTCTAGCGGTAAAGCATGGTAAAAAGTTTTTAATCTTTAGTGCTGAGAATAGCACAGGAGGAATAAAAAGAGATTTAATACAACTCCATGCAGGTAAACAACTAAAAGACCTTGACGAGCAGCAGTACGAATATCACTTTAACTGGGTAGGCGAACACTTTAAATTTATAGACTTTGAACAGTTCTACAGAATCAATAAAAGGTTTATGAACTTTAGAGATGTTTTTAAAGCAGCTTTAGAAGATTGCCAGTACTTTGATGCTTTGGTTATAGACCCTTACAATAGTTTAGCAACTTGCGAAGATATAAAA